TACGTCAGCAATAGGCTCAATAGATGCCCAGGCTTCTTCAGGGTTAGGTAAGAATGCCATTTCGTCAATGATGGCTAGGTATACAGATTCACCACGAGCAGGTTCATTAGCAGATGGCATTGATTCAATTACGGAATCGTTACCGAATGACATCTTAAGAACGTTATTTTGCAGCATCTCTGGACCAGATAATCTTATGAAGTCTGGCAAGAACTTGTAGATATATTTAGCTTTAGATAAAAGTTTTGCAGCTTCACGTTCAGTCTTTGAAAGCATGACCACAAATCTGTCTGGCCAGAAGAAGGTAATCCAGAAGGCGTATGCTGCAGCCAGTGTAGAGAATCCGATCTGACGTGCTTTAAGAACTATAGTATATCTTTCACCTAACCATACTTTAACAGTTTCTTTTTGCGCGTTCCTTAGAACAAGAGGAATACGTCCTTTGTTAGGATGTTTAATAAATGCATAGTTTTCACAGAAGAAAGCAAAGGCTTCTGCTAGTTCTTCTGGTGTTGCGTTCTCTGGACCACGGCACTTACGAAAGTTATATTCGTTTAAGAGTTCATCTAAGTTCACGCCAAAACTCCAGTCCTGAATACTTCTTTATCGTCTCTGGCAAGAGCACGTCCTGCGGTCTTTTAGACAGCTTTTGCACTTGGGGTCGAATCGTGTGTAGATCCTTGATGCCTGTAAGAGATTCTCTCGAGATGCCTGAGCTGTCAACAATGTTTTGATATTTGTGATTATATTTCGGAATTTCCAAGAAGTCATATATTTTATTAATCTCCTGTTCTGGGTTGGTAGTTAAATCATCATACTCAACAAAGTGAAACAAGTGTCTGAATTGTGGCAGTGTTGCATGTTTCATAAATTCTAAAGTTAAAGCAATGTCTTTATCATGTCGCATTAAAAAATCTGCTCTTCGATCTGCTAATGGTTTATCTGGAAAGGTATAAGCTAAAACCTGTTCGTCCATTATGTTTGCTTTAGAATCTGGTGAAGCATTAATAACTGTGTCAAATGAAGTCATAATATCTAAAACATTTCTTACTGGACAAATAAACTTAACGTTTTGCGTAATGTATTTAAATATTATTTCTGCGCCAAACGGACTTGTCCAGTTTAAATTCTTATCAATAATATATTTAACTTGTTTATCTGCATAGAAGTTATGTGGAATATTTTTAATTACATTGTCTATTGCTATATCTCTATTATAATCTTTATTTTCTAGTTCATTATAACTTTGAACTTGCGTCGACATCATTCTAAATAATGGACTTGCCGGCGTTACCCACATGTCTTTATTTTGATTTAATATTGCACTTAACACTGTTGCGCCAGAACGTTGCATTCCAGCCATAAAAAAGAACTGCTTCATTTGTTTCCTTCGTAATTGCTTACTTAATTAGTAATGCCAGATTCTAATTCTACCACTCTTTGTGTCAAAGTTTCTACTAGTTCTGACAGTTGTTGTACTGCTTTAATTAAAATTGGATATGTCTTCATAGGATCTGCTTCCCATGCATCTGGGTTTTCTTTATGAACCAGTCTTGTATGGTCTGAATAACCAAACGTTTCTTGAACCGTATCCAATTCTTGAGCAATAAAACCAAAGTCTTTTCTTCCAACAAAAACTTCATTAATAATTTCATCGCCATCTTCAGTTATAAATGGTCGACGGTTCCAATCAAACATAACTGGACGCATTGCTTTAATATAGTCCAATCCTACTGGAATGTTTTCAATATTAGTTTTATCTCTAACGTCAGATAATGATGAAATGGTTTGGTCATTACAACGCAGGTTAGTAACTGAAGTATTACCAAGGGTAAACTCATTGCTTACAGTTGTGCTAGATGGTACTGCATAATAACCAATGGATGTTACGTTACTTCCTGTTGTGTTTCCTCTGCCAGCATTTGCACCAAGAGAAGTGTTTTGTATCCCCGTAGTTGTACTATATGCAGCAAGGTGTCCAACTGCTGTGTTTAATTCACCATTATTAGCATTTAATGCATAATAACCCATTGCAGTGTTGTCTGTACCAGTAGTATTTGACCTTAATGCATACTCTCCAATTGCAGTGTTAGAATCACCAATGGTATTTGAATACATGGAAGCATAACCTATTGCTGTATTATGAGCACCAGTTGTATTAGCTTTTAGCGCCCAGTAACCAATAGCAGTCATACCAGTTGCATTATTAGCTTCTCCAGCAAGGTTGCCAATTGCAACACAGTCACTAGCTGTAGTGGCATTTTCCATTGCTTGATTACCTATAGCAACGTTATTGCTTCCAGTACTGGAATCTTTCAAACAATAGTAGCCAATTGCAACGTTAGCTCCACCTACTGTTGTGCTATACAACGCACTTTTGCCGATGGCAACGTTTGGAGCACCGGTTCCATTAAAAGTGTATAAAGCTTGCCCACCAATTGCTACTTGACCATTGCCTGCTGTATTTGAACGTAAAGATTCGTTTCCAATTGCTACGTTGGCTCCACCAGATGTATTAGAAATCATTGATTGATTACCAAGTGCAACGTTGTAGCTGCCAGTTGTATTAGCTTGAAGTCCTTGGTTACCAATGGTTAAGTTTCCAGTACCAGTTGTTAATCTATTCATTGTGCCTTGACCAATGGCTACGTTATCGTCACCAGTAATGGTCCCAGTGTAAAACACTGTACCGTTATACATTGATTGGCGGCCGATTGCAGTATTTCTAGATCCAGTTGAAAGACTATATCCAGCAAACGAACCAAGAACTACGTTGTCAGAACCAGATGTGTTATAGAATCCTGCGTTTTCACCAACAGCTACGTTACGGTCACCGTTAGTTAAACCTAATGAATAGTGACCAATTGCCATGTTGCGGCCACCAGTTGTAAGACCACCAGCATAGAAATCGCTACCACCAAGTGAACGCAAACCTATAGCTACGTTTCTTTGACCAGTTGTAACTAAGCGAAGAGCTTCAGCACCAAGTGCATAGTTGTAACTACCAGTGGTAATATCATTCATTGTATTTACACCAATGGCAATGTTAAGACCACCAGTAGGAGCAGTAGCATTCATTGCCCCTTGACCAGCTGCCATGTTGTAACCAGTTGCACCTACATAATAAACATAACCAGTTGTTTGGTAAACTTGCCAACCAATACCATTAGTTCCTGTTGCCCCAGTAGGTCCAGTACTACCTGATCCTGTTGGTCCAGTTGGGCCTGTTGCACCAGTGGCACCTGTTGGACCTGTTGGACCTGTTGCTGTAGATGCAACTAGCAACCATGCACCTGTTGCTGCACTCCAATACCAAGTATTTCCACCGGCACTAAATTGTTGACCATCAGTTGGTGAACCTGGAAAATCTATCATTGCACTACCTCAATCCATGCTTCTAGTTCGTTGTCGTAACGTTCCCATTTATTGTTATTTTTTCTATCAGCTAATTTTACATGTGGAATATCGTCGCATTTAATAAGTGTAACTCCTGCTGGACTATACTCTGATACTCCATCCCAAAGTAAACAGTTAATAACAATGTTTGTTTCATTACTTACTGCGTAATATCTCATCCGAATACCCATATCCTTATTTCTCCACGAGCACCATCTCCTCCAGCACCCCCTGCTCCTCCAGCACCGTTTGAACTTCCACCAGCACCGCCACCGCCTCCAGGTATTCCTCCGCTACCACCAGCACCAGCAACACCAGCTGTACGTGAACCGCCTCCTCCACCTCCCTGGCCACCAAAACCAGCACTACCAGAACCACCGTTTCCAGCAGCGCTTCCAGTATTACTTGTTCCAGCTGTTCCACCACCACCAGTTTGTATTGCTGTTACTTGTGCCGCACTAACTGTAAGTGCTGATGTTACATCTGATACAGAATCTCCACCTGCACCACCTGCAGAGTTTGCTGTTCCATTTTTTCCGCCACCATTTCCACCACCGCCGCCACCTAATACGCTTTTATTTCCGGCAATTCCAGTTGTATATGTACCTGGTGGGTTTGTAGTGCCACCAAAAATATTATTTGCAACGCCACCAGGACCATCCCAAGCATATATTGCATGTCCATTGGCAGCAGCGGTATTTGTACCAGCATCAGCACCCAGTACGGAATATGGACCAAATATAGTTACTCCACCCCTAGTTCCATCATTAGACGTACCTGCTGATTGTGCTCCTCCGCTACCACCAGCACCAATAGTATAAGTTATTGATGAACCTAATATACTTGAAGTGGAATTAATTTCATAGAATTTTCCACCAGCACCACCTCTCCTGCTGTCTATTTGATTACTTGTACCAAGCGAATAACCACCAGAGGATCCACCACCACCTGCAGCAAAAAGATTAATAACATAGAACTTTGCTCCAGTAGGTGCAGTATAAGTTCCTGATGAAGTTAATGTTTGCGTGTCGAGCAATGTCATACCAGTAGGACCAGTAGGACCTGTCACTCCTTGTGCACCTGTTGGACCCGTTACTGTAGACGCTGCACCCGTAGGACCCGTATCGCCTTGTGCACCTGTTGGTCCTGTTGGTCCTACTTGTCCAGCATAACCTGTAGGCCCTGTGTAGCCTGTAGGTCCTGTTACGGTAGATGCTGCACCAGTAGGTCCTGTTACACCAGTTGGTCCGAGATTAGCAAAACCAATTTCTACCCACTGTGCTGAGTTTGAATCAACATAATAAACAAATGTTTTACCGTTAGTAGAATTATACCAACCATCTCCATCTTGCGGGCCAGTCGGTGCAGTATCTGATACAGTAAATCTACCAACTTCACCAGTAGGGCCTGTTGGTCCTGTAGGACCTGTTTCACCTGTAGCACCTGTTGGGCCTGTCACAGTTGACGCTGCACCAGTTGGGCCTGTAGCACCAGTTGGACCTACTGGACCAGTTGGGTCAAGTGAGCCATCGCCCTTAACAAAGTCAGATGAAGTTCCACCTCTTGTTACAAATTTATTTGAATTAATTTCAAGAAAATCTGTATTAAGTGTTGAAGCTGTTGCTCCTGTAAAAAGAGAGTTTGCATAATCAAGTTGAACATTTGATATTGAATAGGTTCCAGCAGTTACGTTAATTCCTTTTAATGCACTTCCAGTACTGTTGTTAACAACAACGTTGGCTAAATTTAATAAAGTTCCAGCACTTGTTATAGCATATGTTCCAGTTCCAAATACAGCACTAGCAGCAATAAACATAGTGCCTAAAGTGTTAACTGGGTTAAGGACAAGTTTGCAACCAAATATAATAACAGTAGAAGAAGCATTGTTGTTAGTTACAGAAAACAAGCTTAACATTTCGTTAAAGCGTACTGTTCCAGAACCAGTTATACTAACTCCACCACCAAATGAACCGCCAGTACAAGTAACTGTTCCTGATGAACTCTTAGTAAGAACTCCAGTCATAACAACATTTGTAAGATTGCAAGCAGCTGTACCTGTAATGGTTATAGTTGTTACGCTAAGACCCATTACGTTTGAACCAGATGCGGCAGTAGGGATTGTTAATGTTCCGCTAATTGTTGCACCAGTACTTGCTAAACCATTTGGACCATTTGCTGCTTTTAGATTTGTTGCAGCTGCAAGTGTTGGTGACTCTGTATATGTTCCAGGATGTATTACAATTGTATTTCTGTTAGCGGTTACTAAAGTTAGAGCATATGATATTGTTGCAACTGGATTTAATAAATCACCATTTCCAGTTGAATCACTTCCATCAACACCAGACACATGAATTTCATAATCATAACCAGTAAAGATTGAACCAGTAGGTCCTGTAGCGCCAGTAGGACCTGTAGCTCCTGTTGGCCCTGTTACCGTAGATGCTGCGCCTGTAGCTCCAGTTGCACCGGTTACACCTGCATCACCTGTTGGGCCTTGTGCTCCCGTTGGCCCAGTCGCACCTGTTACACCTGCATCACCTGTTGGGCCTGTAGCGCCCGTTACACCTGCGGATCCAGTAGCTCCTGTAGCGCCAGTTGCTCCTTGGGGTCCTGTAGGTCCTGTTGCACCAACATTAATCAAAACCAAGATAACTTCATGGTTGTTTGCAAATCCTGGTGTTGTTCCAGTTCCACCGCTTGTAAGCAATGACACCGCTACTTCAACATATCCTGTTTGTGGAACAGCGTTAGAAGTTACATTGAATTTTTGGTAGTTGTTTGAATCGTTTGCATCTTGGATGTAAAGAACATCGTTAGTCTTGATAAGAGCAAGGAAGATGTCAATGTCATATCCATCTTTGTCAATATGTGAAATTTGTAATTGCGTTGCAGAAGTTTGCGTGGCGTTGTTATAAGAAATATAAGTATTGCCTGGGTTACCAGAAGTTGAACCAGTATTAATCTTGTAATCATAGAACGATGACGATTGACCTTGTGCGCCTGTAGCGCCCGTGGGTCCTGTAACTGTTGAAGCAGCGCCTGTAGCACCAGTTGCTCCTGTAGCACCTTGAGCGCCTGTTGCACCAGTGGCACCTGTGTCACCTGTTGGGCCTGTATAACCAGTAGCACCCTGAGCGCCTGTAGGACCAGTAACACCTGTGTCACCTGTTGGGCCTGTTGCACCAGTGGCACCTGCATTGCCAGTGGCTCCTGTTGCACCAGTTGCACCTGCATTACCAGTGGCTCCTGTTGCTCCCGTAGCACCTGCATCGCCTGTTGCACCGGTAGGGCCAGTAGCGCCTGCCTCACCAGTTGCACCAGTAGCACCAGTAACACCTGCGTTACCCGTAGGACCTGTTGCCCCAGTTGCACCTGCAGCTCCAGTAGAACCTGTTGCACCAGTTACACCTGCATTACCAGTGGCACCTGTTGCTCCAGTGGCACCTGCATCACCAGTGGCACCTGTAGCACCAGTGGGTCCTGTAACAGTTGACGCAGCACCAGTTGCACCCGTAGCTCCTGTTGCACCCGTAGCCCCAGTTGGACCTGTTGGCCCAGTAACAGTTGTAGTCTGAAGATTCCATGCACCAATAGATGTGCTGTATGCCCAGGTAAAATCACCTGAAGAAAAAATTTGACCGTCAACTGGTGAACTTGGAAAATCAATCATTGTTTATCCTTTTTAATATCTTGCGTCGAAATATCTTGTTGGTCTAACGCTTCGCGCTATTTGCTTTGGGTCGCCTTGGCTACTTGTTCCATTAAAGAAAAAGATTGCTGCATTATACTGAATGCCGGATGTTCCTTGATTTGAACTCTTATAATTATCTGAAGTATTAAAGTCATTCCAAATACTTCTTTGATTATATACTTGTTGCAATTCATTCATTGAAGGTAAAAACCAATCTGTATATCCATTAAGTGATAAGTTTTGACATATTGATGCAGCAGCAGCAGTTGCATCTGCAGCAATAATAGTAGTTGTATTAGTTACTCCAGCTCCAATTGCCGTACTTAAACCAGTAACGTTTACTGCAGTATTTCCCCATATCCTTGTAGGATCTGAAGAACCACCATTCCAAGTATCATATGGTGCTTCAAAATATTTTGTTGTTGAATTACCAGATGTAGATGGAACAATAAATACTCTACCACCAGAAGGCGCGACATCACCAACTTGATAACGGTAGCCCGCAGAAACAATTCCAGCTGTCATTGGCATTATGCTATTACGTCTCCTGTTAATAAGTAAACATCTGCTGCAGTACATATTAATGTTGCAACAGAATATTGTGTGCGGAATTTCAAACCTGGTGTAGCATTTACTGTAGTACCAGATGCTACAACTGTAGTTTGTCCTGCGCCCATTTGTGCAATGTCAATTCTTTGACCAACAGCTAAATCAAGTGCAGAGTCAACTGTTAGATTGTTTGCACTTCCTACTGTCATAGTAATTAACTTTCCTGCATCTGATGTTAATAAAGTATAGCTTGAAGTTTGATTACTAATTGTTTGCGCGGTTGACCAATCACCTTGTGCGCCTGTTGGACCTAAGTTTGAATTACCAAACTCAACCCATTGGTTACCATTAGCATCAACATAGTAAACATAACTTCTACCGTTGGTTGAGTTATACCAAACATCTCCATCTACTGGAGTTGGAGTAGTTGGTGCAGTAGTTGATACTGTAAATCTACCTACTCCTGTTGGACCAGTTGGACCTGTGTATCCAGTTGGACCCGTGTAACCCGTAGGCCCAGTATAACCTGTTGGCCCAGTATAACCTGTGGCACCTGTAGCTCCCGTTGCTCCTGTAATACCAGTTGGTCCTGTTGGTCCAGTGTCACCAGTTAAACCAGTTGGACCTGTGTATCCAGTTGGACCCGTATAACCCGTAGGTCCAGTAACCGTACTAGCAGCTCCCGTAGGACCAGTCGGACCAGTTACCGTAGAGGCATCTCCAGTAGGTCCTGTCGGCCCAGTAAATCCAGTAGGACCTGTAGGTCCAGTCACGGTGGATGCAGCCCCTGTTGCTCCCGTAGGACCAGTTGGTCCAGTGACTACTGATGCGGCACCAGTTGCACCCGTAGGTCCAGTCGGTCCTGTTACAGTGGAAGCAGCACCCGTCGAACCAGTAGGTCCTGTTGGCCCAGTCACCGTCGATGCGGCACCTGTTGGTCCTGTATCACCTGTTGGACCTGTGGATCCTGTTATGCCTGTTGGTCCAGTTGGACCTGTCACAGTAGACGCCGCTCCTGTAGGACCTGTTGGGCCTGTAACCGTGCTAGCAGAGCCTGTAGGGCCTGTAGGGCCTGTTACCGTGCTAGCTGCTCCTGTTGGTCCAGTCGGACCAGTAACGGTAGATGCTTGACCCGTAGGGCCCGTTGGGCCAGTCACCGTACTTGCGGCACCAGTGGCACCAGTGACACCAGTGGCACCAGTTGGCCCAGTAACCGTAGAAGCAGCTCCAGTGGCACCTGTGGCTCCCGTTGCACCTGTGACACCTTGTGCACCAGTAGCACCAGTTGAACCAGTAGCTCCCTGAGAACCAGTGGCACCTGTAGAACCTTGTGAACCTGTGGCACCTGTTGGACCCGTAACTCCTTGAATGCCTGTTGCTCCAGTTGCACCCGTTATACCTTGAGCACCCGTAGGCCCAGTAACCGTAGAAGCTGCGCCAGTAGCTCCTGTAGCTCCTGTGGATCCAGTTGGACCAGTGTTTCCAGTGGCACCAGTAGGACCTGCCACACCTGTTGGACCGGTTACACCTGTTGGACCTTGGTTACCTTGTGGACCAGTAAATCCAGTAGGGCCTGTAGGTCCAGTAACACCTTGTGCACCCGTGGCTCCAGTGGCTCCAGTTGGGCCCGTAAAACCTGTAGGGCCAGTAGCACCAGTAGATGATGCTGTACCTGCTGGACCTGTATAACCTGTAGGACCCGTAGGTCCCGTGGCACCTGCAATACCAGTAGCACCAGTAGGACCAGTGGTTACCCATGCTAGATTGTTCCAGTTAGTAGTACCATCACCGATCTTAAATCCTGGACCAGGACCCGTAGCTGTAGCAGGGCCAGTGGCAGGTATAACTTGAGGAGGACCAGCATCTTCGCAAATGCCGATTTCGCCGTTCATCAAAATTGGGTTGAAGTTATACCAGTTAGCTTGGGTATCTCTACGTAGCTGTATTAAAACGGCCATTTAAAATCCTCTTCTCTTTTGGAAGTCACGCCTTTGTTCAATAGCATAATTAGCTGTGCCGGCTTGGCCTTGGTTAGAATCAAATATATAGAATGGCCCATTTGCACCAGCAGCAACATTAGCAGAATACTGCGCGCCATTTTCATTTATTTGTGGAGCAAGCAAATAGTGGAACTGTGTGGTCATTGACGCGCCGCCATCAACAACATCTTCTTGAGAGTGATTAATAAACAAGTCATCTTGCTGATTCTGCAACTCTCTTTTTAAAGTTGTCATCATGCGTGATAATGTAAGGTTGCTGCGTCCTTGTAGAACGTCATTGCCAGGGGCGGTCCAGACTGCTCTCATCTTTAGTTACCAACCTTTTCAATTGACATCGTAGGAAGCACACTTACCTTCTTAGTCTGATTCTGACTTATTTCTAATATAGCTGCTTGCAATTCGGCATCGGTTAATTCTTTAACTGAAGTCTCAGTTTTAATATTAAGAGTCTGTGACTGCTGAATATAACCAGTTGCCTTTAAATAAAGTTCGGCACTCTTAGTGTCACCAGAGATTCCTTTAATGTAAATTGCATCAAGCAACTTCTGAGTTCTTTCAGGGCTTTGGGACATTCCTTCGACGCCCAATTTCCAACGCTCTATAAACTGTTTTTTCTTTTCCCAAGTTCCCAATGTGTTAAAATGCACACTATGTTCTTCAGCCCAAGCCTTCTTAGTTCCAGGCACTCGAGAGTCTTCAGGGGTCAACAACCAGGCAAGATAGGCTTCTTGATCTTGTGAGAGGAATAAATTTTCTGTTCTGGCCACTGGGCATTGTCCTTCTGATTAAATGTGTCCTACATAGTATATAAAATTTTTTACATAGATATCGGTGATATATCACAAGTATATCAGAAAATAAAGTGCTTTTGTTTGACACGGCATTACTATGACTGCTATACTGAACTTCTTACTTCTAGGAACTGCAGAAGAAAGAAGAGAAGTTATAATAACTTCTTCTACTTCCTAAGCTTCTTGAGAAGTAAGAAGTTAACTGCAAGCGGATAATACTAACATAAAATAAGGAGAATGCCAAAATGGCCGCAGAAACAATTAAATTCAGATTAGGTAAGAACCCACTAATTAAAGAGAAGATTATAATATTAGAAGAGACAGATGGACGCAAAGCAGTCATCTTCCCGCAATACAGAATTAAAGAAGAGATTGAGCATGCTGAGGTTGCCAAAGAAGGAGAACTTCTAGAACTTACTGGCAAATGGGGCACCGACAAAAAGACAGGCGCACCGCAATTTTTTGTAGATAAAGCATACAACACCTCATATGCCAAGCCTTGGGTAGAAGAACACCCTAAGAATAAAGCATATGCCGCAGATGAAGTAGATCCTGTCAATGACTTTATTATCGGTGGCCTTTCCACTGGTGGTAAGCCTATAGTAGCTTCTGATCCTAAAGAAGATAAGAAGCAATATTATACTGACGGCGACTGGTACTGGTATCAAGGCAACGCCCACAAAACACCTACGAGTTTTTAATTTTTTTTATTTTATGAAAACTATACCATTAAATATAAGAATAGAAAACGCCGTACAAAAAACGGACAGTAACTGCTGGCTTCTCAAACCCCACAAGGGTTGTAATGGGTATGCCAAGTTAGAAATAAAAGGAGTGTACAAACGAGCACACAGAGTGGCCTATGAAACATATGTCGGACCGATCCCTGAAAAGATGCTGGTCTTACACCATTGCGATATTAGGAACTGTGTTAACCCCGAACATCTATGGATTGGTACTGCCAAGCAGAACACTGATGATATGATAAAAAAAGGTAGGGCACGATTTGTAGGTAGACCTAAGAAGGTGATACAATAGTAGCCTCTTAGGAAAGCCCTGAGAGACCTTAGGAAGGATTCTAGGGTTACATAATCAGTGATGATGAACTAATAGTAACAGAGCTACTTCTACGGGATTAGAGCAGTTCTCTTCTTAAGACTAGGCCCAGGGGTTTCCATTCCTCTGGGTCTTTTCTTATATTATCCTTAATGATATTTGGCATTGAGCAGTACTTAATGAAAAAGGCGTGGGGGGGTACCGGGAAAAGAAGGCGGCGGGGGTCTTAGGATTCTGAAGATATGCCGTATGTCCCTAGATAGATATAGTATCTTATGTAGTAAGGGGTACGGGGGGGCTGGGGGTGGGGTGGCTGGGTTCTGGATTTGGATCTTGAATAGTCCTCTTTGTATTCTGGGAGAGAAGCCGGCTGATATATCACTAGTATATCTCTACAAAACTCCACAGCCCTAGACTATACTATGCTATACTGTACATGTACTGGTAGAGAAGTGGACTGTTGATGGAGGGGCACTTCCCTATTAGTACATAGCTAAGCCATAAGGCCCAGGATTGTTCGGGATAATACCTGAATAGTCCTGGGCTTCTCCTTTGTGTAGGCTAAGGCTTCTCCCATCTGGATTAGTGATGGATGATACGTGAACTATCTGAGTTAAAGATACCTCTAGTATTAAATTAAAGCATACC